TTAAATTATGAAAGGAATAATTATATTCATAATTATTATTTAATGGTATTGTATAATTATATCTTTGATATATCGGATTTGTATAATTTTCATTAATATGACATGTAGTTGCGGTTTGTTTTATATAAGAATATGTTTCATCTAAAACGGCACATAATGAACCATAATCTTTTTGATTAAAGTATAAATGTTTATTATATACTTTTTTTATAATATTAGTAGTAATAAATTCTCCAAGTGATATATTTGTACTCTCAATCGTTCTATGTATATGTTGTATAGCGTCCATTTGAATCGTACATTTATTAATGGTTGTTAATGTATTTGTAGCTTTGTTATTGAATTCTGGAGATACATTATGTGTTATTAAATAACTATAGATTGCAAGTGTTATTAATAAAGCTAATAATTCAATACTATGTAATTCGTCAAAGCTATCATATGTTAATATTTTATCTTCATTTGGTAACCATTCCTCTGTATTGTTATCATAATATTTATTATGTTCTATACTTGCTTCTTTTTGTCCGTTATAATTTGTATGTACTTTAAATGTAAGTTTAACAATATCATTTTCAATCGTTGAGGTAATTGTATATCTATAATTAAATATATATTCTCCATTAATAAAGGTATTTTGTTGATTTATTACTGGTTTAGATTTAGTATCATCTTTGAATATACGTAATTTAATCTCAGATAAATCTTTGTTAAACAAATGAATTGCTTTTTTAAAATCACTCATAAGATATTGTTTTACAATATTTTCTTTAATTAACACAGTAGATTCATTAATTTTCTTCTTGAAGGTTGGTTTTTTACTTCCAAAAAAACCTTTTACTTTTTCAGTTGTAGTTAAGTTAAATAGCGTTGTCATATATGCTATTATATAGTTTATTTTAAAATCGTATATTTTTATAAGTATATGCATTCTTTAAAATATAGGGGGCGCATTCATCAGCCCATAAAATGCAGTCGTACAATAGATATTGCACGCTTTGTTATAGAATCAAGAGTACGTTTAACTTTTCAAAAAGATAAAACGGATGTTGGTATTTGGATGACACAACGTATGAAACAATTAGGTCCAGCATTTGTTAAATTAGGTCAGTTCTTTTCAACACGCAACGATATATTTGGTAAAGAAGTTGCAAATCAATTGGCTGAATTGCAAGATAGAACTGATATAGAAGCTTATGATATGATATTACATATATTACAAACTGAATTTAATGAAGACCAACTACAAAATATTACATCCATAGAGGAAGTTCCTATTGCATCTGCATCTATTGGTCAAGTTCACAAAGCATCATTAAAACTAAAGAATGGTTCAAACCAAGATATTGTTATTAAAGTACAAAAAACGGGCGTTGGTGAAATGATACGCAATGATATATTATCTCTTAAAAGTATTATAGCTGTAAGTAAATTTATACAAAGTAGACAATCAAATGAAGTGCTTATTATATTAGACCAATATGACGCATTTATATCAGCAGAATTAGATTTTAGAAGTGAAATGAAACATATGCAACGTTTCCGTAAGATATTTGCACAAACACCCGAAGTATGTATTCCTAAGGTTTATTCAAACTATTGTACTGCAAAGATAATTGTGATGGAATATGTACCATCTATAAAAATTACAAATATAGAGGAATTGCAAAAAGTAAATATTGATAGTTCTATACAATGTACTCGTATTATTAATGCATTTCTATATATGATTACAGAACACGGTTATATACATTGTGACCCACACCCTGGAAACATAGGTGTATTGGAAAATGGTGAATCCATTGTTCTTTATGACTTTGGAAATGTGGTACAATTAACTAAAGAATTTCAAGAATCCATTCCAACTATATTATTTGCGATTGTTCAACAAGATGTTGATGAATTCTTAGAGTTATTGATAAATTTAAAAATAATCAACATCCCACCAAATACAGAGAGTGAAGAATTAAAAGCTTTCTTTACATATTTCTTTAATTATTTAAAAACATTAGACCTAAATGATTTTAGAGAATCCATTGTATCCAATCAATTATTAAACGATGTAAATAGTAATGTCTCTTTTAAGATTAACAATGATTTTCTAAGTTTATTCCGTGTATTTTCATTATTGGATGGTACGTGCATAAAGTTAGACCCTAACTTTAATTACTTTTCATCAATTCAGCCATATACAGAGAATTTATTAGGAGATATGAGATTCATTGAGTCACGAATGCAACGAGATTTGAAACGTATTCAATCTATACCAACGATGTTTCGTGAATCGGATATCAGGATATTAAAGATGAATCGTCAAATTATCCAAACCCAATCAACCATTGAAGAGACGCGTATTTTAATGTTTCTATCTATGGCTGTATATGTAGTTCATCCTGAAGTAAGTTGGTTAATGGCATCTACATTAGTTTCATATTCATTGTATAAATACTATGATAAAAAATGATTTGTTATTTATATAAATGAGAGAAATGTCACTGTGTATTATATGTTGTAATACAATTAAAGCAAAAACGAAATACACGAAATGCGTATATTGTGAATTCAGTTGTTGTAAAGAATGTGTATGTCAATATATATTATCCCAAAGTGGAAAGAATGCCAAGTGTATGTCTTGTAATAAAGAGTATACCCGAAATGATTTATTAGCTATTACCAAACGTGGATTTGTGGATAATGAGTATAAGGTACATCGTCAAAAGATATTTTATGAAAGAGAGAAAAGTTTGCTTCCAGATACTCAGCCTTTAATCCAAGTTGAAGTAATGGTAAGAAAGCTTCGTATTGATAATAGTGGTCTATGGAAAGAATTAAAAATAGTTCGTACAAATTTAAATGCTTTAATGAATAATAATTTCAATATATATTATACAAAACTAAAGTTAGAAAGACTTTATATACGAGAAGCAACGGATGAGAATAAAGCGAAAATAGATGCTTTAACGAAAGAGTATGACATTTCAAAAAAAGAGGTAAGTCAATTAAAAGAAATAAGAAAACAGCTTATCACAGCACATAATCTAAATAAGCATCAATATAATAGAATGACATTGGCATTAAGTCGTGGAGAAATTCCTCCAGACATTGAAGAAACAAATATAGATAAGAAAACAAAGCGAGTCTTTATTAAGCCGTGTCCTGTAAATGATTGTCGTGGATTTCTCAATACTGCATATAAATGTGGAACGTGTGAAACGAATGTATGTCCGAAATGTCACGAAATTTTAAAAGAAGACCACATCTGTAAACCAGATGATATTGAATCTGCAAAAGCGATTATGAAAGAGACGAGGTCTTGTCCTAAATGTGCTGTACCAATATTTAAGATTGATGGATGCGACCAGATGTGGTGTAGTATGTGTAAAACTGCATTTAGTTGGAAAAGCGGAGATATTATAAATGGGCGCATACATAATCCACATTATTATGAATGGATGCGCAGTGAAGGTAAATTGCAACGAGAAGTGGGGGATGTACCGTGTGGTGGTTTACCACATATTGGTTCAGTGATAACGTGGTTAAATAATAATTCATTGATTCAATCTGGAGAAACAGCACAAGTGTTGAGAAGATTAGCGAGAACTCCAATTAATTATGAGAGTTCTATGACTCATGTAATATTTGCAATTCATAGATTGATAGGACATATAACTGATATTGAGTTACCAAAATATCGTATTAATGTATATTATAATAACTGTGATTTAAGAATATTATTTCTAATGAAAGAGATAACTGAATTTAAGTTTATGAAAATAATTCAACAAAGAGAGAAACACAATGATAAGAAGACTGAGATTTTCCAAGTATTAGAGATGTTTATGAATATATCAAATGATATCTTTAGAAATTATGTATTAAGTACTGATTTAAAACCACTTGATTTAATTGATGAAATAGAGAGACTTCGTTTATATACAAATGAATGTCTTGTAAAAATTAAAGATTGTTATAAATGTATTACACCAAATATAAATCGTTTATTTGAAGCCCATTATATTTAACTTGATTTACGAGCAGATGGTTTGCGAGGAGATTGACGAGGTGTAAGAGGAGTATTCTCTATAGAAAATATTACAGTTTCCATCATTTCATTTGTTTTTTTATACCAAGTACGTAATGCTTTTTGATATGCATTTGGGTCTTTGTTACCAATAAAGCCAAAAGGGGATGGTTGTGGTAGAGCTCGTGAAGCATTGATATGAATATCACGTCTTCTTAGAGGATATATAGCATTGAATCTATTAACTAAAAGTGTATATTTTGTATGTAATAAATTGTTTTCGGCTTCTAACTCAACAGATGACATTCTCTAATAAAGGGATAGAGTATTTTGAAGGATTTTGAAGGATTTTGAAGGATTTTGAAGGATTTAGTATAGTTTTATTATTAAAATGAATAATTATTTGGTTATATACTATATTAAATACGCTTCGCATTTAATGTCATATACGTTTTTGTCTTTATTGTATATTAATATTGGCTATATGCCTCCGGCAGCGGCAAAGATACTTATTTTTTATCAAAGATTAATCTATATTGGTCTTGTAACTTGGTTGTATGACACATATCTTTTGCTATTGCCTCCTTCTCAGCGATTGTTAATGTATTGAAATCAAGTGTTGATATAAATGCATGACGTATCAATGAAATAGTAAGAGGTCTTTTAAATATGGTCTTTAATATCTTATTCGCATAGTGTGTAAATGAATTTGATAATTCAAACGGTTCTTTATTGATATTTATAAATAAGTATTCTCTATGTCTCTCCTCTAAACTATCGTGTATCTCTTTACAAAGGATTGCTGGTAACTCTTTCTCAAATTGACCGTGCTTGTTTGCAGTCTTATACTCATTTAATATAAGAATACATCCAGTACGTTTCATATGAATATAATTCGGTTCTGGCTTTACAGGTACTGTTTTATATAATCTTACTTTATTAAAGTCTGCTCGTAGAGGATAGATATCTGTATACATTGCAAGTAATAAACGCTCCATACTCCCCTTTGGTAACTTGAATCTTTCTTGTTTTATCTCTTCATAAGAAACATAACCTGCCTTCTGCTTATCTGTTGGTGCATTATGTTTGTAACGTTCCTCTACGGCTTGGTCGCTATCTTTAAAAGCATTAGACCATTGAACAAATTGTTTAGATAATTGTTCTTTTAAATCTGGCACGTGTCTAAATAATGATAAGATAACTGAAGTATATACCTTACGTGTCGTCTCTTGAGTATACATTTGTTTTATTTTTTTAATAGAAGCTTCTGCATTCTTTATAACATCAAATATAGATTGATTAAATTGTTTCTCTAAATGATTCAATCTATCTTTATAATTTTGTTTTGTTAATTCTGATAACTCTGCTTTCATTAAATAAATTAGTAAATCAGTTTTTGAATCATAAGTTACCATTTTAATATTTCAATATATTTTTAATTTAGAAAAAAATTAAATACTGTCGTTTTTATATGTTTTATTAATTGATTTAATAGATTAAAAGTTAATCACTGTCGTTTTTATATGTTTCTTCAACCAATATCAGATTAGAAGTTAAATACTGACGAAAATGACCGTTTTAAATACTGTCGTATTTATATAATTAATATACTGTCAAATTTATATGATTTTAACAGTGGAAAAATTGAGTTATTTGTTAGATATATACCCTAATCGCGCGATTAGGGTATATATCCCTATTAAAAATATAAAAAACTCAGTGAAGAAAATATATAAATACGACAGTATTTAAAACATATAAATCCAACAGTGTTTTTTCACTAATCTAATAATTCACTCAAGAAAACATACAAAAACATCAGTGTTTAACTTTAATCTGATATTAACAAATTATCTTTATAAAAACAACAGTATATAAACTACATAAAAACAACAGTAATTAAATTCTAAACGGATTATAGCTTATGAAAAAATATACTCAGGTTATTCATCTTGGAGATATTCACATACGAAATGGAAATGAGGAAAACATAAGATTAAATGAATACATATATGTATTTAATAATCTTGAAATAGAAATTAAAAAACTTGAAAGTATAAAGAATGAGACTGCTTTGATTATAGTATGTGGTGATATATTTCATAATAAAAATAAGTTAGAACCATATGCTATTAAACTATGGAATAAATTTATAAAAATACTAACATCTCTTGCACCAGTGATACTTATATGTGGTAACCACGACTTTCGTCAAGAGACATCTGATATTCCTGACTTGATTCAAGTACTATATGAAACTATGAGTGATACAAAGTATCCTTGTACGTACTTCAATGAGACAGGTACATTTGAATATGATAATATTGAATTTGGTCTTGTTAGTATTAAAGATACTTTAAATTCATTGAATACGTGTGGCTTAGTAGAGGAACTACCTGAGTTTCCTCAACCAAAATATAATAAAGAAGTAACAATTGCATTGTTCCACGGAACGATTACACAAAGTGCTCTTCCAAATGGACAGTTGATGAGTGCAGGTAAAGGTTATCCTCTTGAATGGTTCAAAGGTTATGATATAGTTATGTTAGGTGATAATCATAAACAACAATTAAATAAAAGTAATTGGAATATGCATTGGGGCTATCCAGGGTCTCTTATTCAACAAGATATAGGTGAACCCGTTAAAGGACACGGATATCTTCTATGGGACTTGGAAACAAGAACAGGTACATCTCATCATATATATAACAAGTATGGACGTATGAAAGTACGCATTGTAGATGATGATGTACAGATAAGGTTAGACCATACTAAGTATGTATCTTTAAAGAAAAATATTAATTTAGATTGGTTTCCTAAGAATCCTTACATTACGATTGTTGGAAATATTGGTGATGAGATTCCAGTTCGTGAAGCATTTCAAAAGCATAACATTACTATAAGTGATATACGTACAACCCTTGTAACAGGAACAGAGTTGTTTGAAGAGAAAGAGAATAAATCTATAAATACTATTATTAATGATATATCAAACTTCAATAACCCAAGTAAGTGGCTTGATTATATTCGTTCAACAGATGTACCATTGGCAGTTACAGTACAAGAATTGCAATGGATGAATAAACCATCAAATATATTAATGGAAACAATTTCAAGTACTATATCAAGCGAACTATCTGAATCAGTAAATAAGATTCGTACAAAGATACAAACAACAATAGACCATTATGAGAAAGAAAAAATACAAACTCAGAATCGTAGACATAGTGTTACTTTAAAACACATGACTTGGGATTGGTCTTTCTCGTACGGACAGGACAATTGGTTTAACTTTGAAACGATGGAAGGAAGCATTGGATTGTTAAATGGACCAAATGCAAGTGGTAAATCTGCATTCATTGATACACTATGCATTGGATTGTTTGGTGAACCAAGTCTAAATCGTCAAATGAATAGTTCAAAGAAGATGACATATCATTGTATTCATAACCAAAGACCGAATACACGTAATGCAGCAAGTTCAATGCACGTTAATATCATTATGCAAGTAAATAGTATTCTTTATGAGATTTCAAGAAAATTTATAATGAGACAAGAGAAGGGTGAATGTACTGTATCTTCAGTTGACTTGTATACTATAAATAAAGAAACCAATGAACAAAGTTTAAAATATAGTGGTTCAACACTTGTCAATGAATGGATTACCGAACACATTGGAACGATTGAAGAAGTAATGAAAACATCTATTGTATCTCAGTTAGATAATCACAACTTCTTCTATGCAAAGTCGGACGAACAAAAGAGAATGATAGACCATGCAGTAAACTTAAAAGAACTACAATCCTTTAGTAATATAATTCACGAGTCGCTATTAGGTTATAATAGTATTATCAAGACACTATCAACTATTTTACAAACAACAAAAGAACAAAATACATTTGATAATGATATATCATTAGATGATAACATTGAGGATAGAGAAGAAGAATATAAGAAACTTGTAGAAATAGTAAATCGTTTAGAAATAGATAAAGATGAATTAGCCTCATTTGCAGGTGACTTTATTACTTCTCCACCAACTGAGACACTTGAATATTGGCAGGATGTTCTTGTTAAAGCAACAACAGTTATTGAGGAATGTTATTATATTAATGATAAAGATAAACAAAAATTAAATGATAAAAGAGTATTGTTGATTCATTTACTTGAAACGTTAGGAGAAACCTTTGAAGTTGAAGAAAATATAGAATCAATGGATGATATAGTGATACAAGAGAGTGATTTACATATTGTATTAGAAAAACACAAAACAATGAAGCCATCTTCTACACGTCCAATGAAAGTATTGGAGGTTCAATTGATTGAACTACGAGATTGGTTTAACGAATATGAAGAATTAAATAAGGATATATCTATTACAAAAGAGAAACTAATTACTACAAAAGAAAATATAGAATCACTGCAAGTAGAATACAATGAATGGTTAAGTAAAAAGGAACTCTTTCAA